GATTCATGCGAGGCGACTATCCATGATCGCGAGGCCAAGAAAATTCTGCGTTGGTTCGATGCGTCATAGGTGCACGATCCAGCAACCTACAGAGACGCAAGATTCAGCGGGCCAGCCGATTGTTGCATGGTCGGCATATGTTGCCAACGAGCCTTGCCACTACACGCCAACGGGTGGCTTTGAAGTGATGCGAGGTAAGCAGCTGGAGGCTCGTACAAAGGCAGTTTTTAGGGTCCGCTACAGGCCTGGTTATAATGCACAAATGCAGGTTGTTTTTCAAGGCGAAAAATACGGCATTATTGCACTCAATCCGGTCGATGGGCTTATTCGATTTATCGACATCGTTTGTTCGGCGGTGGTATCTTGAGTGCATCAATCCAGATCAATGAAGCGTTGATAAAGGCGGTTGGCGATATCCCGATTACTCTTCGCAATGGCCCTCTGGGACGTTGTCTGGGCTCATTCGCCAAGCCTATTGCACAGACGGCAGGCTCGCTGGCTACGTCGTCGAGGGCCACGGGATCGCGGCTCAAGTGGTCGAAGAAATTTAAGAACAACGCCAAGTTTCAAAACGATTCGAAAAAGCACTTTGGCCACAAGGTTTTAAAAAGTGCTGTCGGCGTGCTAGTTGGTGCCACGCATCCCCAAGGCAACAAGCAGCAATTCGTCATGCCAGTCAAGCGAGGGCCTAGCTACACCCGCCACAGTTGGGGCAAAACCGGCTCGACCATTGTCTATACGAGTCGCAGCGGGAACACATTCACGCGAACAAACAGCAGCAAAGCGACTGTAGCTAACTTTCCGTTAGCAGAACGGGCAACGGTGAAGGCTTACCATCAATCGGGTGGCTCGGCGGAAGCGGCTTTTCTCGACCAGTTAAACAAAGAAATGAAGGAGCTTTGAATTGGCTAAAAATCTAAAGCTTACCGACAAGGTTACTATCGCAAGCGGGACGACATCGACGGCGTTTACGTTGCAGGGGACCATTCCTTTGGCAATCGTCACTCCAGCGGGCTTGGCTAGCACGTCGATAACTTTTCAATGCTCCCTCGATGGCTCAAGCTTCTACGACCTCTACAACGGGTCTTCGGCGTACTCGCTGACCGTTGCAGCAAGTCGGTATATCGCATTAAATCCAGACGTTTTTGAAGGCGTCCGCTATGTTCGCATTGTCGCTGGCTCAAGCGAAACAAGCAAAGACATCTACATCGTCAGCGGGGAGCGCTAAACCTTGTCGGCAATCGGCGAAGCACTCAGAACAAAACTGTTGTCGTACTCGACGGTCTCAACCCTTATCGGGCAGCGAATGTATCCCGATGCAGCGGTAGAGGGTGCTAGCTTGCCCTATGTCGTGTACTACACCAACAGCACGGAACGCGATCACGATCTAGGTGGAGTCGGCAAAACGGCTCACGCAAGAATAACCGTCGAGGCTTACGCATTGACTCGCAGGACTTGCAGCGCGATCAGCAAAGCAATTCGCGAAACTGGAATATCGGCATTTATCGGCACAGTGGACGCCTACGACCTTGATGGCGTAGAGTTCACAACGGGCGATCAATACATGCAGGAACCTCCTACCGATGGAAACCAAGAACATCGGTACGTTGTTAGCTTTGACCTCTTGGTTCATTATGGAGAGCCTTAACTATGGCGGCACTGACGAAAGCAAGAACCGGACTTGGGGCGACCATTTCCGGAACCGGGTTGGTTACTACGCAGATTGTTTCAATCGGCGGAATCAAGATCAGCACTGACGCGCTGAATATCACAACGCTATCAACGACTGGGTTTGAGGAAGTTCGGCCAAGCGATCTTCGCAAAAATCCAGATTTGCCGGTCGAGTTCAATTGGCTTGGAGCGGCTCCACCAATCACTACAGCAATGATTCCATCGGCGGAACCTTACGCTGGTATTGCGGTGACGGTTACGCTTCCGAGTGCAGGCTCCTACCAAGGAACCGCATTCGTGAAGGAAGTTGAGTTTCCGTCGGTCAAGCAAGGCGAAATTATGAGGGGTAAGTACGTCCTTCAGTTTGACGGTGACACCGATATCACTTTTACCCCAGCCTAATTAGGAGGCTATTTTGTTTTCTTTAAAACAGCAGTACGGCATAAGCCTATCAACCGGCGAGAACAAGAAACTCAAGCAGTTTCAAATTCTTTTCGCTGATGCTCTTGTCGGCTATTTGCCATACGGGGAAAAGGCTCAGATCCAAGCGATCTTTCAGTTCCCCCACGACAAGCTAGACGCAGCAGTACTTGCCAAGCTCGGCAAGGAAGCAGCGGAAGGCCAGGGGCTTGCCAGCGTAACTGTCGAAGGACCGGAGCAGTACTCTCGGCAATTCGTCGAGCAAGTAGAAAAGGCCCTAGTACAAGAGGAGGCAGACGATGACGAATAGACGCGAAGCGTTTTTTGCTCTCGCATCAAGGCCGCTTCGGACGACACAAACGACAATTGACGGCGAGGTGTTTACGCTTCGAGAATTGTCCGAAGCGGATGCGTCCGAGATGGAAATTGCCATGCAGTCGAAAGACGGCAAATTCGAATATGCACGGCATCGAATGCTATTGGTTGCCTATAGCCTCATTGACGACGATGGGAATCGCATCGTCGATAACTGGGAGCAACTAAAGCCGGTGCCTAGGTCCATCGTCGGCAAGCTTTACGAGGCTTGTCTTTCGTTGTCGAAATACGACGAAAGCGAGATTAAAGACCTTGCAAAAAAATCCGAAAGAGCCGACGCCTGAGAACAGCGTTTAGGCTCTGCGAACGATGGGGGATCGCGGACCCGCTAGGCTGGCTTGCAAGTCAGCCGGCAGGCGTGCTCAATCAGTGGTTAGCATGGGAGACGGTGGAACCGATGGGCGAACAGTGGGCGCAAACCGCGAAGATCCTTGAGTCCCTCCTATTGCCTATCTACGCTCGGGCCGGAGTCGATGCTCCAAGTGCAAACGACCTTATGCCGGATCGCTTTAGGCGGCCAAAGAAGACGATTGCGAGCGAAATCAGAGCGGCCATTGAAAACGCCGAAGCAATTGGCGATCAACTAAAGGCTTTTGGCGCGATGGGGGCGAAGTAGCTATGGCGCAGACGATCAACGTAGCGAATATTAAAGTTGGGATGAATGTCGAGGGCGGAGAGTTTACTCGCGGTGAAATTCGCAGTCTCTCGTCTGCATTGAAGCAGTCTGAAGCGCCAGCAGATAAGTTTTTCGACCAAATGAAATTGCTCGATAAGGCCATGAAGGAAGGGGCTATTAATGCACAGCAATTCGCTCAGGCGGAAGAGTACTTAGCGAAAAAGTTTGGCGTCCTGACTTACGCAATGGAGCAGCAGCTACAGACGGAGAAAAAACTAGTCCAAGCAGAAAAAGCTGCATCGGACGCGGCAAAAGTGTTGGCCGACGAAGAAGCTAGGTTGGCTCGAATCGTTGAGTCTAGCCACACGCCAATGCAGCGAATGGCTCAAGATATTGCGTTTCTTGACAAGCAATACCAGGCCGGAAAGATTGATGTCAACCAGTACAACGCGGCGGTAGATCAGCTAGCCAAAAAACACGGCGTAGCAGCGATCTACGCAGAGCGGGCAGCGGAAGCAAATCGAAAGCTGGCTCAATCCGAAAAAACAGCGGCTGACGCGGCTAGAGCTGCATCCGCGGCAGCAGAGGAAAAAGCACTCAAGGCCAGGGCTGACAGCATTGCAGCAATGCAACGACGGACAATGCCGAACGAAATCCCCGATCCGTTTAAGGGATGGGGCAACGTCGATATGACAACGCAAAAGGTAGACGGGCTATACGGTGCACTTGGTCGAGTCGGCGCGGCAGGGCTTGCTATAGGGGCTATAAAAGGAATGGCAGACCTTGCCCAAGCTGGGCTAAAGGTTTCAATGGCACGCGAACAGATCCAGGTGCAATTGGAGGTTCTTACCGGTTCAGCAGCAGCGGCCAAGAAACTCATCGATGCGACGGTTGAACTGGATCAGAAATCGGCATTGTCGGCGGTTCAGTTCCAAGATTC